ACCAGCGTCCTCGCCGACCCACCCGTCCGCCCGCCCAGCCGCCTGCTCCGCCCCACCAGCCGCCCACCCAGCGGCCCACCCACCGGCCCAACCAGCGGCCCAACCCGCGGCCTCAGCGGCCCGACCAGCGGCCTCAGCGGCCCGACCAGCGGCCTCAGCGGCCCAACCAGCGGCCCGACCAGCGGCCTCATTATCGACGGGCGCGAGCGACTCAAGCTTTCGCGCCTCGTCTTCCAGTCCAGCCGCGCGCAAACCAAACGGCGCGAACATGCGAATCGAGTAGTCCGCGACGATCCACATGCGGCGCAGCTCGGTGTTCAAGTCCGCACGCGTCCCGATCAAACGCTTGAGGTAGGGCTTGAGCATCTGGCGGTGCTCATCATTCATGCTGTCGTTCAGCGTCCGCACGAACTGGGCGATCATCGGGCACACGCAGCCCGGACTATCTGAGTGGGGTTCGCCGGCCAGCCAGGCGACGACTTCCATCACGCACAGGCCGTTCGAGCGGTCTGCGTGGGATCCGGATGCGAGCTGGATGGTCTCAAGGTCAGGTGTCTGGGCTGACATGGGGGTGCTCCGAGAGAGTAATGATGGGACGATGAAGGGTACAGCGCAGTCTCAGCCATCCGGGCCGGGGCCGGGCATCAACCGCGTGGGTCAATAGCTGCCGACCACGGTCCAATCGAGCAAGGCCAGAGGGACGAGCTGGCCATCGGGCGGCTCGATCAGACGATGCTCGATCACCACGCGATCCTGGCAACGCTCACAGCGGTAGCTGGTCACAATCGACTCGACCACTCCCGCCGAGGTGAGTCGGCGATCGTGTTGGGAGTCGATCCAGTTGAGCCGGCCGGGGCAGCGGTAGGGGGATTTCAGGGCTTCGGCGTGCGTCACTGGGTATCGTCCTTTCGTGTGGCGAGACCGTAAACAACCACGGTGTGCGACTGGCTGACACGGTAGATCCGAGAGAGCGAGCCGCACTGGTAATCCCGATGATGCACGATGGTGACCTCGGCGACCCGGCAAGTGAGCTCGCCGCGATCGACGAGCCGCGCGAAGACGGGATACCAGGTGCCACTGGAGAGCGTCTTTCCGGCAGCCAACTGGGCCGGCGTGATGATTCGCCCGGCGAGTCGGTGCAGGATTTCGGAGCGAGGCAGCTCCGTCGCGGCATCGCGCAGGATCGCGAGGATATGCTCCTCGCGCTGACGATGCTGGGTCAGGGTGGTGCGGCTCATGGTGTGGGTTTCTCCGTGGAGACGATTGGGGTGCAACGGTCGAGGAGATAGCAGCCGCTGATACCTTCGAGGATGATGACCGGCAGTCCCTTGCCGCTGTCGAAGAGCCAGGCGTCGCTACGCGTCCGGCGCTCCTCGATCGATCCATCGTCGCGAGAGACGAGAACCCAGGACCCGACCGTCACGGCTCGGTTCCAGCGCTCGATACAGGATTCAGGCAGGTTCATACGATGCCTCCCGTCGATTGGAACCATTTGTCGGTGCAGTCCGGGCACAGATCGCGCTGGGGCGCCGGGGGCGTCCAGATCGCGGCCCAGCCGGCCTCCATCATGGCGAGCGAGATGGCCTCGCTGAGGTCCACCTTGCGGCGATTGGGCGCGATGGCGGCTGAGAGCGTCTCTCCGCTCAGGTGGAGCTCGGCCGAACAATCGGGGCCGTCGCAGTGCAGTTTCAGGGACATGGGTCACTCCTCGGTATAGACGGGCAGACCACGGTAGCGATAGATCCGCAGCACACCGGCTCGCTGGGGGATGGCGGGGTTCGACTTCTGATATCGCTTGAGCTTCTCGGCGGCGAGCTCGGCGAGCTGGCGACTGATCTCCCGCAGTTCGGCCTCATCGGGCGTGTCGTCGGGGATGGAGAGCTCGGCCTGGTCGTAGAGGTGCAGTCGTGGCATACGAGTACTCCTGATGTTTCGGGGCCGTCCCTGGCCCCTGGTGAAGTCGGTCAGTCCTGCTGGTCGCCTGGGATGGACGCGATCTTGCGCAGCAGCTCGGCGTGACACTGTGCGACCTGCTCGCCGTCCCATTCGACCATCCGCCCTGGGAAATTCTGAAGCTTGGCCCAGTTGTTGGCGTAGCGGAGTAGTGCGAGCTCGTAGCGCTGCTCTTGTTCCTTGACCCACGCGAACAGAGCCTTGCCCGTTCGCGGTGGTCCAGACGCGCGCTCGGTAGTCGCCGTGCCGTTAGGCTTCCGGGCCGGGGCGTTGCTCGGGTCGCTCGCGCCGGGCCAGTCGTGCCGTTGCTTGCCGTTGCCGTTGACGTGGCCATTCGCGTGCCCGTTGGCGGGGGGCGCGGCCGGGACCGGGCGACGTTCGCGGTCCATCAGCTCGGCGACGGTGGCGGGCTCGGGACACGGCGGCGGTCCAAAGTAGGGCACTCCGTCGCGGTAGAGGTAGCGACCGACGCCGAACTTCACGGCCGCGCGCTTGAAGGCGTCGGAATAGCCGCTCTTGTCGTCGTCGCCAGAATCGGACATCCCGGCGTAGCCCCCGGCGTCACACTTGGTCAGTGTCGTCTCGTTCGGCAAGCGGATCGTCAGCCGGCAGAGCACGCTGTTCTCGCTGGGCACGTACTCATCCCACCAGCTCTCGGGGCCGAGCACGTTATCCAGGCGGTTCATCACCGTGCGTGCGGTGACGTAGTGGAGCTGCCTTCCGCCTTGCGGCCGGTCTTTCACTTCCTCGGGTTCGAAGGGCGCGGCGAGGGCCGCGAAGAGTTCAGGATGCCTGGTCATGTCGATGCTCCATGTGAGATAGGGTCCGCGAATCCTGCTCATCCTCGATAGCGTCGATCAGCCGGGCGACCCACATCCGGGTGGACTCCCAGCTCTCTTTGGTCTCGTCGTGGGGCCGCTCAGTGAGCATCGCGCGTTGCAGGTCGCGGTGCCAGCTCGCGAGCTTGCGATCGCTCGCGTTGCGGAGGGCCTTGCGGTTGATGCCATCCATCGCGGTCGCTCCGTCGTGAGACATGACCCCGGGCGCCTATCGCCTGGCGCCCGGGGCGGGGGAAGTGATCGGGTTAGAACTCGCACTCCATCGCGTAGTCGAGCTGGGCCATTTCCCAGGCGGCTTTCGACATCTCGAATTGGTGCAACGTGTCCGCGTGAAAGAAGTCGGCATCCTCGGCGACGTCGAGCAGCGCCCAAGCGATCAGCCGGGCGGCGGTACCCTCATGCAGGAGATAGCCCTCGCACTCGCGGTCGAGGCCCTCGGCCATCCAGCTCATCGGCCGATCGTCGGGGGTCTCGATGTGGTCGAGGTTCACGCACTTGAACAGCGGCGAGACGGCGAGCAGCTCGGCCACGCTGCTGACGCGATGGAACCGGACCGAGCGAGCGATACGCTCGATCGCGCACGCGGCGAGCGTGCACACGTCATTGCCCTGGCTGCGGTACCAGCTCGACTGGGCGATGAGGTACTCGTCGAGGGGTAGGCCGGCATCGACCGAGCTGACGGACATCGGGGTCGCGGCGGTGAGGTCCACCGATTCGAGCGCCTCGAGGTAGTCGGGCAGGTCGATCGACTGGACCAAGCGGGGAGGGTCGAGTAAGCTTGTCATTGCGTGTCGGCTCCGAAAGGACCGGGCCTCGCGAGTGTTCCTAGCACTCGCGGGGCCTTTTTGTTGCGCCGATCAAGCCAATCTCGATCGGCTGAAACATTGTAACAGTCCATCGTAAGACTGCAAGAGTCTAGTGGCGGATTCTGTCAGTTGATAACGGATGATCGAAAGTATAGAATTGCGGCTAGCGGCCGATGCGTTACATTGATTCGGTGTTTCGGGAGGCGACATGACTCAATTGGCAGCACCCATGGCCAAGAAGACAACCCCGGTGCGAATCCGGGACAAGGCGGAAGAGATCGCAAAGGCGGCGGCGGGGTTCACCGGCGGCACTCCTGGCGACTGGATCAGCGATCTCATCGAGCTACACGGCCCCGATGAGGTCGAGAGGCTGCACAAGGAATGGCTCGCGAAGATGATGCCTCCGAAGAAAGGACAGAAATCGTGACCGTGCCTACGAACATGGATAACCGCATCGCACCATTGCGGCCTCTCTGCATTCCGCTCAAGAGGCTCCGTGCCGTCGAGGTTCTTTTCCCTGCCGACTTGTCCCCGGACGATTTCGACTTCGTGATCGAGGTCCTGAAACTGTGGAAGCCAAACATCACACAAGAGCAACGGCATGACTCACTCGACCAAGGGCCACTGGCCGAAGGGCCGTCGTCGGAATGAGATCGACGCGCGGGTGTGGGCCGCACTACGCACTCGGCTCGTCGAGCTGCTCGACGAATACCCCGAGCGAAGCGTGCGCTCCCGCCGAGCGCTCGCGACCATCGTCGGCCGCGATGTCCGCACGGTGTGCCGTTGGCTCAGCGGCGAGGACTTCCCGGACCGGCACTCGATGGCCAAGCTGAGAGCGTGGCATCAGCTCCATCGCGCCGCTGTCCGCGCGGCCCGACGTCGCCGAGCTGGTGACTCGGCTTGACCGAGCGAGCCCGATCGATAGACTACCTCGCGCGTCGGCCGTCACCGGCGCGACCCCGCTAACCCGGACCGGCACTGACACCGGTCGCACGCGATTCTCCCAGGCCCCGGTGGGCCAGAGACCCAGCCACCGGGGTCGTTTGCTGCGCTCGAGGTATGGTGAGCTACGCCGGTCGTAGTGATTACACGGATCCGTGTTCAGCCGTACCAAGCCTCATGCCGATGATCCAAGGGATATCCTTGGATCGAGGGCAGGGAGGCGCTGGGCTGTCTCCGGTAGCTCCTGCCTCGATCAGACAGCGAGGTACCTACCGATGGTCATTCTCTTCCGGCCCCGACTTCGAGGGGCCGCACTGCTCGCGACACTGCTCGCGATATCACCGCCGTCGCACGCCGACGAGCCGATAGAGCCTCAGCCCGAGGGGCTTGCCACGACGTTCGAGCAGTTCACGCGGTTCGCGGCCGCGGCGGACCCCAAGTCGCCGTTCCAGCAGATCCAGCTCACTGCCGTACTCGATGAAGCGAAAGCGACTCCCGCCCTTCCGAGCAAGTCAGCTCCGGACAAGGTACCGCCGGCGGCCCAGGCCCCGGTGATGGACGCTCCTCGGCCGATCGAGTACCACTACCACTACCACGCCCCCGCGATCAGCTCGCCGGCACAATCGCCGGTGATGGCAGCTCCGCAGCAGCAAGCGGCCGTGCAGCAGCCCGTGCTGGTCGCGGCCCCGACCGTCTTGCAGGCCGTGCAGACGACGCAGCAGCTCCCGGCCGTCGAGCATCACCCCGGCCCAATACGACGGATGGTGGGCAACGCCGCGTACGCGCTCTCGCACATCGACGACGTGCGGTACGTATCGCGCGTACCGCGCACCAGGCCGGCCGCGTCAACGTCGACTGGTACCGCAGTCCACACCGTGACTACGACGACGACGCAGCCGGCCGTTGCCCCAGTGCAATCGCCAGTATTCGCGGCGCCTCCCGCGCCATTCGCCAGCGCGCAGCGCTGAGCTACATCTGCCCCTCGGGCCGGCCACTGGGCGGCAATCCAATCCGCTAGCCCGAGGGTTGCCTTAGCGTAGAGCCTTGGCCGGACTTCGGGTCCGGCTTGCTCGATAGGTTCGCCCTCCGGTCGTATTGCTCTCTCATACGATCGGAGGGTTATTCTCTTTCATCTCAGGAGTTCCATGCCATGCATTACCGGAATGGCCGAGAGGCCAAGAACGGCGACAAGATCGTGCAGTTCGGCGGCTACGGGAGTGGCGCTGATATCACGGCTGTAGGTGTGCTCTACGATGCGACTCCCGGCAACGATCACTGCAATGGGCAGATCGCTCCGACACAGCACCCCGGTATTTCGGCCTGCCTGTGCGACTGCCTCCATGTCGACGACCTGGCCGAGCTGCTCAAGCAAGCCGGGCTCGACAAGCGCCCGCCGGGCAAGTGATCTTTCGCCCTCCGGTCGTATTGCTCTCTCATACGATCGGAGGGTTACTCCAAAGGAGACGTTTATGTATTGGCGCGTCTACTGCTCTTGCGGTTACTATTACTATTACTATGTGTGCGTGAGCAACTCGTAATATGAACGCAATCGCGAACGTTTGTACGTTGCAATGTCTGATCAAGTCTCTCGCATGGGACCTGATAGTCCCGTTTCTCGCCTCGATTGCGGTCATCTCATTCGTCGAATCGAGACGTTATCGCAATCGCAAGTATAGAAGTGAGAAGCGCTAATACGGCACGTCGAAATCCCGCCCATTTTCACGCCAAGTCTCATTCACGCCAACGACTTAGATCGCGTCCAAGCGATCAATGAGGCTGTGACAATACATGGTGTCACTCGCCTCGGACCCCCTCTCTCAGAATTCGTTAAGACTCATTCCTCGGCCAGAATCTTACGTACTTTGCTTGCTTTGTCTTCAAGGTTGTCAATATAGACTTGGGTAGTCGTGGCGGAACGGTGCCGCGCATGAGCCTGAGTTGCGAACACGTCGCCTGCGCTCAGCTCCGCAAAGTGTGTGATCGACTGGTGACGGATTCCGTGGGGAGTGGGTAGCTTGCCTTTGATCCCCGCGGCGCGACCGATCGACTTCACCAGCTCGTAGATCGCGTTGCCGCTGAGTCGAGCCACTTCATCGGCCGCATGATCGCATCGGATGAAGAGCGGCCCGGGTTCCCGGCCGCGGACCTCGAGCCACGCTTCAAGCGCAGCACACGTCGGCGCTCCGACCACGTCGAGCAGCTCGCGATCGCCGCGGCCCTTGCCCATGATCGAAAGCCGCGCGGTCTCCGGATCCCAATGCGACACGTCGAGCTCGACAACCTCGGCGCGGCGCAAGCCCAGGTCGTAGAGCAACCGCAGAATGGCATAGTCACGCCGGCCCTGGTCTGTTCGAGCTGACACCTTGCGCGCGGCGGCTTCCATTCGCAACCAGCCCGACCGGCCCGGCCCGCGCGTATCACGATAGCTCTGTCCTTTCACGCTCTCGACTTCGATCAGCCAATCAATCACACCCATACGACGAGCCAGCTTCACAAGTCGGCCGAGCGTCGAGAGCTTTCGGTTGATCGTCGCTGGTGCCTGCCTGCGCTGTAGCATCTCGGCCTTGTAGCGCGTCACCCACGCGTTGCACTGACCGCTGCCGTCACCGAGCAGGGCGACCACGGCCGCGGCCGGCTCGGTGAAATTCATGCTCCTGGCCAGGTCGCGAATGTCGCTGATGCGACCTCGGCGGGTCGTTGGCTTCGTGGCGTCGGCCAGGAGCGCGGCGTACATATCCCAGAGCGACACTTTGGGAAAGCTGCTAACAGCGGGGATATCAGCAGAATCGGAGCGAGATAGGGGAATCAGGTCGTTGCTCACGATAGTGTGTCTCCGTATATTGGGTGGGGCTGTGACAATGTTGATTATCACAGCCAGGAGTCGAGCCGACAACCGGCCCGGCGTCACTTCTTACGATCCTGTCAAAATGGATTGGTTATAACCGATGTGGCAAATTGGGATATTAAGTAGATACATCGCGAGCAAGCACCTTCGAACATCGGGGTACGATCATGACGGGCGTGCGCGGTTTGACGAACGAGCAGCGCGCGCTGGCCGAACGGTATATCCCGCTCGCGCTCAAGCTCGCCTCACGCTTCGAGGGACGCTCCACATCGATCGACCCGGAGGACTTGCAGCAGGTCGCACTCACCGCGCTCTGTGAGGCCGCGGCCCGGTTCAGTCCCGAACGGGGCACATCACCGGCTCAGTTCTTTGGACCAGCGATCAAGGGGGCTCTCTCTGATTATGTGAGAGCTTCATTCACTGACCGGATCCGGCTCTCGGACCGGCTGAGCGTGCTCGTCGAAAGCCCGTGCAACAACGTCGACGCCGTGGACTCTGCTGACGCGTTCGCCGCTCTCATCGAATCGGCCCCTCCTAAATATCAAGACTTGCTCTGGCTCGTCTTCGCTGTCGGCCTGACGCAAGCCGAGGTCGCCGGCAGGTTCGGGGTCACTCAACCTTACATCGCCAAGCTCTTACGTGAAGCGCTCATGTGTCTCGCGGGCGAGGCCGTTGTGCGTTATCACCCTGGATTCTTCCAACGCGCCAAGCATGCCTAGGAAGTCGAACGTTTATGTGTCGCTCTACGGAGGGACACGCCGCATGGCCTGCAAAGAAGCCTGGGCGGCGAAGTTTGCTTACTTCGCATGGGCAGGACAGACGTTCTTTTGCCTGGGCAATGGCGACTCTGACGACGATTGGTTCGAGTGTGGCCCTGATACCAAGGATCTTGCATGACCGGAGTTTGGCCGATCCGCGACTTCACCGTGCAGCTCGACACGACGGGGCTCGTCGCCTCGGACATCGCGGCCATCGACGGGCCGCTCAATCGCGTGTTCGCGGCCTGGTCGGGAGTATGCGGCGTCAGCTTCAGACCGCCGGCAGATCCCGCATGGTCACCAACTAATCTGGTGATTCGCTTCGTCACTGATCTCCGCAGTGACCCCACTGTCGCCAATGCCGACGCCCAGGCCGGCGCATGGCTCAATGGTTACGAGCTGGGCCTGACCGACGAGCCGCTCAATGTCGGGCCGGATTCCACGCTCGTCATGCGGCTTAACACGAGCCCTGTCGGCGGGTACACCGATGAGAAGCTCTATCAGGTCATCCTGCACGAGCTCGGCCACTTCCTCGGCCTCGATCACTGCGACACCGATGAGCCGAGCTGCATGAGCGCCACGCTCGACGAGCGCGTCACGGCTCCGCAGCCGTGGGAGATCGTGCAGGTTCAGACGGCCTATGGCCCTCCGAGGAGCGAATGAAGAGACACCTTGAGCTGCCCCCGTCTCAGCGGCCGTATGCGAGGCCGATCCTTCCGGACGACGTCAACGACAAGCCTCGTCCCACCGTGTCCAAGCCCGCCGGTCTGAGGACAGTGGCGGTGGACTCGACGTTCCAGCTCTGCCCCGTCGCGGGCACGCTGGCCTCAACGACGCATTGGCAGGCCCCGGAACCGGGGCTTTACCTGGTGACTGTGACGGTCACCAAACTACCGACGACAGAGACGCCCAACGAAAGGCCCTCAGCGTGAACGCTCTGCTCTTGATCGCCGTCCCGTTGTTGCATGCCGAGCTGTCGACCGGAGCGCCCGGAGACGTTGCCGTGAAGGCCGTGCTGAATCAGCTCGAAGGGCGGATCAAGCATCCGCTCGTGAAGACGATCGTGACCGAAGTGCTCAATGGCATCGTCGCCGCGGAAGAGAAGCTCGTCGACGCGCTCCCGGGCGTCTAACCCGAACAGCCGCAACCATGCGCGAGGAACCGACTCTCATCGAGTTCCCGAAGCAAAGCCTTGATCAAAGCATCAGGGCCGTGGGATCGCGATCCATGCACAACTTTGATTCCGGTCTCTTCGGGGGGTCTGTGGCCAGTGCCATGTGCGGACTGTTCGCCGAGGTTTCCGGTGCGCCCCCGCAAGTGACGTGGGCATTCGTCGTGCTCAGCGGGATCGGCGGGATGACCGTCGCCGCGCGGATCGTCGGCGCGGTCGCGCTGAAGTGGCTGGACGTCGAGCTGTCCCGGTTCGAGGTCGCCAAGCATCGCGGGGAGAATCAGGCGCTCAAGGCCGAGCTCGAAACGCTCCGCTCGGTGCGCTTCAGTCAGAGCCAGAATTGAGGGTGTGAATGTCGGGTTCGTCGCTGGTGATGGAGCAATATGACCGCATCGAAAAGGCCCTGGTCGCTTCGAACGGGGTCATGACCGATGAGGTGATGGAGCTCGTCCGGGAGGTCGACCTGGTCGCCGGCATCAAGGCCGACGGCCTGGTCGCGCTGATGAAGACGGCCGAGGACGAAGCGCAGCGCTGGAAGCGCGAAGCGGCTGAGTATACGGCCCTGCAACGGGCTGCCGAGGCTCGGGCCGAGTCGATTAAGGCCGCGCTCAAGCAACGGATGGAGGCCGAGCAGCTCGACAAGATCGAGGGGCCGCGATACGGCGTGTCGCTCTGCGATAGCCCCGTGTCGATCAAGTGGCCGGGCAAGCCCGACGAGCTGCCGATGTACATGCAACGCATGAAAGTCGAGCTCGACACGGCCCTGGCCAGGTCGCTCTACAACGCGGGCAAGCTCCCCAGTGGTTTCACCGTCGAGCGCGGTAAGCATCTCAGGATCATGTGATGAGCTGCCATGAAGTGGAATCCGTTCCGGCGGGAAGAGCCGAAGCCGGCGCCTCCCCCGGAGCCAACGCCGGCGCCTCCAGCCGAAGAGCCGGGAAAGCGGAAGCCGCCCCCCCAGCTCGCGAAGTGGTGCTTCCGGCCTGGCCAATCGGGCAACCCCAGCGGCCGGCCCAAGGGTCGCACGATCACCTCCGAGCTGGCCGAGCTCCTCGACCAGGTCGACGACCAGGGCGAGACCGTCCGGGCGCTGCTGGCCAAGCAGCTCGTGACGCTGAGCTTCCGCGATTTGAAGGCACTGAAGCTCCTGCTCGATCGAACTTACGGCCGCGTTCCCGCGGCTGACACGCACGACAACCGAGGAACCCTGGCCGAGGCGATCGCCGAGGCCGAGGCCGCACTGAGAGAGACCGAGGATCCGACACCGCAATGCGACGATTCAGCTTCCGACGGTGCCTTGCTACAGCCCTAATCGCGACCGGCCTGGTCTTGCTGGCCGAGGTCGTTTTCGGTGCATCCATGCCCAGCGAAAATGAGCGGCTACAGTCGCTATGGCAGTCGTGCCGCAACGATCACGACAAGTTCAACTCGGTCATCCTGGGCCGGGGGAAGTATTGGGCGAGGCAGCGCGAGATTTGTGAGTCGGTGCGGAAGTATCCGACGACTCTGGTACCGGCCGGGAACATGGTCGGCAAGAGCTTCGTCGGCGCAGGCCTCGTTCATTCGTTCCTTTACTCCAATCCGGGAGCGATGGTCCTATGCACGGCCCCCAGTCAGACTCAGCTCGAGGAAGTGCTATGGAAGGAAGTGGAGCGAGCGTTCAAGGGGAGTCGCATTCCCCTGGGCGGCCGGATGCTCAAGGATCCGCTCAAGATCGACCTGGGCGGCGGCTGGGAAGCGCTGGCGTATAGCACGACGCGTACCGAGCGGCTTTCGGGTCACCACCGCGGAGAAATGCTGGCCGTCATTGATGAGGCATCCGGCGTTGAGGCCCCGATCTTCGAGGCCATCGACAGTTGCGACCCGTCCCGCCAGCTCTTGCCAGGAAACCCCTTACGCCCTGATGGCGTGTTCTACGAGCGCTGTCTTGCGGCCCCCGAGAATCCGCTCTCGAACCTGATTCGTATCAGCTCGCTCGAATCGCCGGATATCCATCTCGAGCGCTCGCCCCGTGGCCTGGCCAATAAGGGTTGGCTGGAGAAGAACCGCAACGACTACGGTGAGAACTCCATTTGGTGGCTGAGTCACGTCCTGGCCGAGTTCCCCGACTCCGCGAGTGATACCGTCCTGCCATGGAGCTGGCTTGAGCTGGCATCGCAGGCGATCCATGTGCCGTGCGGGCCCAACCGAATGGCGATCGACCTGGCCGAGGGCAACGCGGGCGCGAAGAGCGTGATTGCCGTGGGCGATGACAACGGTCTCCGCTCGCTCAAGTGGTCGAACATGTGGAACTTCGAGGCGACTGCCACGCAAGCGGCCCTGATGGTCCAGCGCTGGAACATCGAACACTTCCGCGTGAGCTGGGACGTCGCCGGCATCGGTGCGGACTTCGGCAATCGGCTCGAAACGGCCGGCATCATTGGAGCTCGCCCCTACCGCGGGGGTCATGAGGGCGGCAAGAAGTTCGGCAATCTCCGCTCAGCAGCCGCTTGGCGATTCCGGCAGCGCCTCGACCCTCAGCGTCAAGTGCTCTCTGCCGGCGGTGTCTGGATACCGCAAGCTCCGTACGCGATTCGCGCCGACTGGTTAGCCATCATGCGGCGCGAGCTTCAGGGCCTGCGATACGAGCAAGACAAGTTCGGGCGAATCTGCCTCGAGGAGAAGGAGAAGTTCTCGGAACGGCTTAAACATTCACCTGACTTTGCAGACACGATGGGTCAATTGTTCGCCTACGCATGAGTAGGTCGCCGGGTGTCAGCGGTTCGATTAACCACCTTTAGCGAGGCAATCATGGCCAAGAAGAAAAAGAAGGGCTGCAAGTGATCAATCTCGAACGAAAGCAAGGGCTCTACTCCTACTCTCTCGACGTTGGTCGGGATGTGGAGTCGTTCGTCTTGCTTACGTCGCCGTCCGCCGAGGCCATCGAGTTCGTCTGTGGCCTTGGTGACGAACTGGGCAAGCTCGAAGAGAGCAACGCCCACTTGCAGAAGGTTGTCGCGGAGCTCCGAGGCTTTAGTCGGGACAAAGACCGGCATGAAGCGGCTCTCGAAGCTGCCGTCAAGCGGATCAGTGAAGACGTCCGCAACCGGCAGGAGCGGATCGAGGCGCTGGAACGCGATAACGCGCGGCTTCAGATCGACAACGATGGTCTGCGGATCCGGGTCAAGGGCCTGGCCAGCAACGAAGAGCTAAGGAGCCAGCTCAGCGAATGCAAAAAGCAGCTTTGCATCACGGGAGAGCGAGCAAAGCTCTATCTCCGCGAGCGCGATGAGGCCAGCGAGAAACTGGACTGCATCCGCGGCCGGCTCAACGACGTGCGTGAGGCCCGCAAAGCGCTGAGAGAAGCGATCGAGGACGACGAGTAACCCATGGCGGAAGTCCCCATCAGACTCATTGAAGACGAGATCAAGTCCGGGCTCAGGAATGAGCGCGACCGGCTTGATGACGCGCTCTTCAACCGTGAGTTCTACAAGGTGGACTTTTCCAGGTTCCCACCTCGAGCGCCCGGCACGTCATACGACGAAGCCAGGCTCACACGCACGACTCCGTTCATGAACCGGGTCGTCAAGCTGTTGACGGGCAACCTCTACCGCAGCGGCCCTCAGCGGATCCTGACAGACCACCCCGAAGCGTCGGAGTGGCTCACGGCGATGTACAAGGCCAACGCGATGGACGCGCTCTGGCAATCGGCCGATCGTTGGGCCTGCATCGGTGACACGGCGCTTTTGCAAGTGGTACCGACAGCGGACGCGGACAGGCCCGTCAAGGTGCAGCTCTGGGACCGTTCCCAGTTCTGTGTGTGGACGGATCCGGATGACCCACGCATTCCCGTCGCGGTGGCGATTCTCGACGTCTATAACGAGCAACGGCGGCTCCGTCTGTGGACTGACGACCGGATCCAGACATGGATGACCGACACATGGAACAAGGGCGAGCCCAACGCGCCGACGGCGTATTACTTCGTTGGTGAGAAACCCAACGTGCTGGGCTGCATGCCGTTCGCGTCGGTTCACTTCGAGTTCCCCGACAGCGAGTTTGAGACGGAAGGCCCAGGGACGAATTTCCGGGCCGCGAACGACTGCATGAACTTCGCCCTGACCGAGGGGTTTGATTGTGTCCGCTACAACATGCGGGCCGTGCTGGTATTGAAGAACGTCCGAGCCGGGTGGCGACCTCCGAGTCCCATCAAGCCGGGTGATATCTGGGACCTCCCCGCGCAGGGTGACGCAGCCGAGGACGACCCCAAGCAAGAGGCCGAGTACCTCCAATCCGACGTAGCCTTTGTCGCGGCCGGATGGGATGACATCAGCTCGTTTGTCGATCTGACGCTACAAATGGTCGGTGTGCCGCCGGGCACGATCCGGATGGACGCCTCGGCGGTCGCGTCGGGTATCGCACGCGTGGCTGAGCACATCCCGCTCATTCAGTGGGCCGAGGGGCGACAACGGGCGTTCGGTTACTACGAAGACAGCCTGGCCAAGCTGGTGCTCAAGATCGGCGCGGCCCACTTGCTCCGCAACGCCGGCCGGATGCAGGGCCTGAGCGTTACGGCCAAGCAGCTCGACGCCGCGGCCCGCGACTTCGGCATGCGGCTGCGCTGGCCGGACATGTACCCCGACCTCCCCGGTGAGGACAGGGACCGCTCCGACCAGTGGCGGCTCGACAACCGACTGGGCTCGAAGACCTCGATCCTCATGCGTCGTGAAAAGCTGACGCGGGAGGAAGCCGAGGCCGCACTCGAAGAGATCGCGCAGGACCTCGAGCGCGAGCAAAAGCTGTTCGCGGGTCTCGACCAGGCCGCGCTCGAATTGCAGACCAAGGCCGCGGCGGCTGCCGGCGGTGGCAATGATCAGACCCTCGACGCCGATGGCAGCGGTGGCGAAGAGGAAGATGACGACCGCTCCAACGATGAGGACGAAAACGAGTGACCACGGAACCGCAGATCGACAGCAGCCAGGTGCTGAACGCCCTGGCCGGCGCAGCCAAGAGGCACCGGCCCCTGGACGTGATCCAGGAGGACCTGGACGAAGCCAAGGCAGAGCATCGCAAGCTCATGCCCCTGGTCGAGTCCGAGCGGCACAAGGAAGCCCGGCAGAAGGAGCGGATTCAGCGGGCCGAGCTGAAATGGAAAGTCGAGAATCCCGACGATCCGTTTGACGCCGACGCGTTCAGCCCTCCGCTCAGGCCCTACAAGCCTGACCAGGACCTCTACCGTCGCTTCCACGCAATCCACTACACCATCGCGGACCGTGAGCGTGAGCTGGCGGACGCACAGAAGGCGCGAGCGCTGGGAGTGAGCTCCAATGAGTGACGCCGCACTCGCCGCACAATCCAAGCGGATCGAGGAGCTGACGGCCGAGCTGTCGACCGTCCGTTCCGAGGCGAAGACTCGCCGGGTCGCGAACAAGAAGCTCGCCGAGGAAATCGCGACCCTCAAGGGATCGGTCGCGAACCTTACGAAGGAACGCGACGAATTCAAGGGGAAGGCCGAGAGTAATCCCACCGAGCTGCAAGCGAAGCTCGACGCGGCACTGGGGCAGATCCGCGACCGGACGCACCGGGACGCGATCCAGGGCCTGTACGACGACTCAGAATTAGACCTCAGCAAGAGTGTGCCGATCGACACCCTCTTGAAGCTGATCGACTACAAGGCCGAGGGCGATGCTCCCGACTTGAAGGCGATCAAGGCCAAGGTAACGGCGGCCCAGGCGGCGAATCCGTTCCTCAAAGGCCAGCACGGGACCGGTTCCCAAGAAGCCGCGGGAGCGGCACAGAACGGCAAGCCTCGGCTCGATACGGGCCTCGGCGATGCCGGCAGTCGTGGAGGCCACGACACGACGGCGCGAGTGATGAGGGTCCGACGCAGCGAAATGCAGGACCCCGATTTCATGCGCCGCAACACGAAGGCGATCGCTGAAGCGTCCGCCGCGGGCAACTTCACCATCGTTGATGGTTGACGCTTGCCACGGCTGCCGAGCGTAGCCAATGGCCAATTCCGTAACCAGTTTTTATCAGACGGTCGTCACCGCGGCGACCGAGGCAGCTCAGCTCCTCGCGCCTTCCCACAAGGCCGCGGAGTCGATCTACCTGAACTACAAGAGCGAGCCCGCCACCATCGGGCAGACGCTCAACGTCGCCATCCCCCAGGACCCGACGAATTCCGTCGCAGACCAGGGCGCGGGCGATGTCACCGTGACCGACGTCGGGTGGAATACCACGCCGATCGTCTTCAACAAACACCCGAGCTTCTCGTTCGTCATCCGCGACTTCGAGCAGTTCAATTCACCCGTTGAGATCCGTAATTTGTTCATGGATGCTGCGATGAAGGGCATCAAGAACAACATCAACGGCGCGATCACCAGCCTGTTCACGACGGGCAATTTCACGACCAACAGCGCGATCAGCACGACAAACCACATCATCACCACCACTCAATTCCTGAGCGGGATGGCGATCCTGTCGGACGCGTACGTTCCGGTCACTCAGACCGAGAACATGACGCTGCTGCTGCCGTCGACGCCCTACACGGCCGTGATCGGTGACGCGAACTGGACCCAGGCCCAGATCGCGGGCATGCGAACCGCCGAGACCGTGCGCGCGACCGGCGAGATGCCGACTGCGTACGGCTGCACCGTGAAGCTCGATCAGCAGATGCCGACAACCGGCAGCTCGCCGAGCCGCACCTTCACCGCGGCCTACTTCCACCGTTGGGCGGTGGCTGCCGTTTCCCGGCCGCTCCCCAAGCCCGATGGGCGCGTCGTGGACTTCACCTATATCGACTTCGCCGGATTCAGCGTCCGCGTGCAGGTCGGTTACAACCAGTACCCCAAGCAGGGCTACATCGTTACGGTCGACGCGGGCTACGGCCTCAAAGTCGTGCGTGACAACATGTGCCAGCTCTACTCCGTCGCGGAATAAAGGAGGTGCCAGATGGCGAATGAACACCTGGGCCACCTCATCCCGTTGATGGGGGGCTCGAGCAGCGCGGGAAGCCCGTCCGGAGGGGTCGGCGACCCCTTCGGCACGGTGCAGGTCGGCAATCTTCGGGGCATCGGCTTCCGGCCCAAGGTAGTGGGATCGGTGTACTACGCCGTCCGGCTGCCAACGGCCGTCGCGGTCGGTACGGGCCTGAGCTTCCAGCTCTTGCTCGCCGACGATCCCAACAACGCAAGCGCGGGGAAGGTTTGCAAGTTCGGCGTGACGGTCTCCCCGCTCACGTCGGACACGTCCACGCTCGACGATACGACGCTCGCATCCTCCACCGAGGATAGCGCGTCGATCACCATGCCCAGCACAGCCAACGCGGTTCACGTCGCGACCATCACCCAGGTCGTCGCGCATGAGAATTCGCTCGCCGCGGGCAACTGGGCACTCGTCCGCATCCGACGCCTCGGCACCAACAGCGCCGAGACGCACACCGGAACCGTCGTGTTGCTGGGCGTTCACGCCTACAACACGTAAGCGAAGGGTTAACCCTTGAAGACTCGAACCAAGGCCCCAGTGATCGCACTGGGGCTCATCCTCGCCCTGGCCACCGCCACGTATGCCGCGACGTGGGCCTGGGACGGCAACAACAACCTGCAAGTGACCCTGATGGATTCATCGGGGCACGCCTCGCCGGCCGGCGACACACCGGCGCGGGCGATCTATCACGTGCAGGGCCTACCGGGCACAGTCGTCCAGGGCACATCGACCGGGGCAGCGCAGGCGAATAGCCCGACGCTGCCGGCGGTGAGCGCCAAGACGAATTACGTCTCAGGCTTCACGATTACGGGCGGCGGCGCAACGGCAGCCTCGGCGATCACTTGCACATTGAGCGATGGCACAACCACGTTCAACTTCATGCTGGAGATCCCGGGCGCCGCGACCACGGCGATCACGCCGCTCGTCGTCACGTTTCCGCAGCCGATCCCGGCCGCGGCCGTCAACACGGCGTGGACGCTCACGGTCCCCAGCTTTGGCAGCGGCAACACAGCCGCCAGCGCCAACATCTGGGGCTACTTGAAGTAACGGGGGTGCGTCCATGTCGATGGTTTGCCCTCATGAGGGTGAGATCCAGCTTCAGACTGACCTCGTCACCGGGGGCAGTCTGGAGAACTGGACGCTCAAGCTCTACAAGTCCAACACCACGCCGGCCGAGGGTGACACCGCGGTCACGTACACCGAGGCCGATTTCACCGGGTACTCGGCCAAGACGCTCACGCGATCGACGGGCAGTACAACCTGGTCGACGCCGGCGGGCTCAGGCTCCGTGCTCGAATCGGGCTGTTCGATCAGTACCTATCACAGCGGTACTCCGCAGTCGTGGAGCGCCACCAGCGCTCAGACGATCTATGGGTACTTCATCATAGGCGCGACGTCGGGCAAGGTGATCTTCGCCGAGAAGTTCGCCAGCGCAGTCAGTCTCATCAACCCCAGCACGATCACGGTCCAACCGTCGTTCGAGTTGGCCACATGATAGCGCGGCGGGCAGGGCTCACGCTCTGCTCGCCACACTTTACGGACTCATACATGAGAAATGGCAAGTGGGTCACGGTCGCCAACAGTATTCCCGGCGCGCACGTGATCGGAGGAAACCGCTCGCTCGGTATCTACCAGCGCGCGGGCAAAGATGCGCAGGGCAACACGACGCCCGAACACGTGGCCATCGTCCGGACCGACGGCACGAATCTCACGCGGCTCTCGGACGACGGCAACCGGGTCGAGAACGTCGACCTCAGCCTGGCCCAGTGCCAGGACCTGCAACCGCTCGACGATCTCTCGCACGTGCCCCGGCCGGGTTCGCATCGACCAGCGTGAGGTAGAGGTAATCGACCGTGCCAACCGCCGGCGGATCCAGTGCGAACGTGGTCAGCGGCTCAGGCACCAACGGCCTGCCCTGGACAAATCCAGCGAACGCCGAGGGTGCCGTTGACGGCATCTCCGCGAACAACAACGCATCGGCGCCGAACGGGACATGGAGCGATTACCTCGCGTCCAACGACACCGTCGTGAGCATCCCTTCGGGATCGACGATCACTGATATCGAAGTAAGCTTCTACACGCGGGACCCGACGGGGACGACCGAGGTCGCAGACTGGAATGCGTCACTCGCCGACGGGACACACACCTGGACCTATACGGGCAGCGGCGGCTCGGCTCTGCCAGCCTCATATACCACGTTTTCCGTGGGTGGCGCTGCCGGGACCGGTGGCCTCCCAGCGTCGATGATCACGGCGTCAGGAACGCTGACCATTCAGGGTTCGTTCGCGGTCCAGGCTATCGGCGGAAGTGGATATAACGCCGACGTCGACTCCGTCTCATGGTCAATCACGTATACACCACCGGGCGGCGCGCAGCAGTGCATCGTGATCGGTCAGGCCGTTAACCGAGCATCGAGGTTCTAATCAATGATTTATCTCATCGGCAATGGCCCGATGCCGACCACCGCGGCCTTTGCCGCGGTCACCACCGGGACATCGATCAAGACGCTCTTGCAGCTCAAGCCCCTGGTCACATGCCGCGTGGTCGAGTGGGGCATCTCGTTCGACGGCAGTGCAGCCGCGACGCCGGGCAAGATCGAGCTCATTGAAACCGACGTGGCGGCAACCGTCACCGCGTCGGTCGCGGCGGACATCACGGGCGTCGACGGCGAGGCGGTCCACTTCGGCGACCCGACGAGCAATTTCATCTCCGTGGGCACCAGCGCAACGGGCTACACGAGCACCGTCGAGGGAACGATCACATCGGTGCGGAACCTCGATGGACCGCAGTTCATCGCGCCCACAACGCAGTTCATCAAACAGTTTCCGCTCGGCCAGGAACCCATCATTCGAGCCGCGAAGTTCGGCCGGATCCGGGTGACGTTTGGGGCGGCGGTGAACGCTTACTGCTATCTGAAGCTGGCATTCTGAATCATGGCACGACTCGGGCGATCACAACCGTTCCTGCCGAAGATCCTGGGGCCTGCCCTGGTGATCTACGGGATTCCCAGCAATGACAAGATCATGCTGGGCGGGATCGCGGTCGGTGGTACCTCGGCCATGACGGTCTCGTTCGGCCCCGTCGCTCCACTCGGCGGTGTGCAGGTCGGTGGGGACGTGGAGCCTACAGCCGAATGGGACATGACCCCGTCCGGCGGTGTGCAGGTCGGGGGGATCGCGGCCTACCAGCAGATCTTTACCCCTCCCATGACGGGTGGGATACAGGTCGGTGGCAGCAATCCCAGCGGCACCATCTATCTCGTGACGGGCTCGGGTGGGATCGAGGTCGGGGGTACCAGCGGCGACCCAGGACTTACGCTCAGCCCGGTACCGGCCGGCGGTGTCGCGGTCGGTGGACACGTCGCGCCAACGGCGAGCTGGGCGCTCACTCCGAGCGGCGGTGTCGCGGTCGGTGGTACCAGCTCCTACGCGGCCGGCTATTCTCTCACGACGGCGGGTGGGATCGCGGTCGGTGGGACATCGGTCTTTGGCCGCACATTCGTCATCACTTCATCGGGTGGGATCGCGGTCGGTGGACACGTCGCGCCGACAGCGGCGTTCACCACGACGCTAGGCGGCGGTGGGATCGCGGTCGGTGGGACGAACGGTACCAGTGCCTCATACGCCTACAGCAGCTCCGGCGGCTTGGAAGTGGGCGGTACCTCGAGCGCAACGCAGACGGTCGCCCTGAGCACGCTGGGCGGGCTCCGCACCGGGGGCAGCTCGGCACTCAACATCACGTTCGTACCCACGCTCAGCGGCGGGGGAATTCTCGTCGGTGGCACCTCGGCCGACACCGGGCCTTACCCGAGCTGGTCATTCACGGCGAGCGGCGGGATCGACGTCGGTGGTACCAGCTCGGTCGGACGCACGTTCAGCCCCACACCCCTCGGCGGGATCGACGTCGGTGGTACCAGCTCGGTCGGACGCACGTTTGGGTTGCTCGCCAACGGCGGTGTGCAGGTCGGGGGGACGAACAGCCCCGGACTCACGCTCAGCCCGGTACCGGCCGGCGGCATTGAAACAGGTGGAACCAACGCCCCCACGCCCGTTTTCTCGCCCGCTCCGGCCGGCGGAATCAAGGTGGGGGGCGTCTCTTCGCTCAGTTGGTCACAGTCGCTCGGGGCGAGTGGGGGAATCCGCGTTGGCGGTTCCTCCCCCCCGGGCGCGAGCTGGGCGCTCACTCCGAGCGGCGGCGCGCAGGTCGGGGGCTCGAACGGCGCGTCGGTCGTCTTCGCGACGATCCACGCTTCGGGCGGTGTCGCGGTCGGCGGTACCAGCTCGGCGACGGCGACCTGGTCAACCAGCACGGCCGGCGGGCTCCGCACCGGGGGCAGCTCGGCGATCGCGGCGGCGTACACGACCACGCTGGGCGGGGGAGGGATCGAGGTCGGTGGTACCAGCATCGTCGCACAGCCCCGGCTCAAGGCCGGCGGTGAGATCACCGTGCTGCTCACGTCCGACGTGTGGGGCCAGCTCAGGCCGGCGACACTGCCGGTCGTCAACGACGTGTTCGGCCATGCGGCCGGGCTCAAGACCGTCTCACTCACAGCCGACACGTTCGGTCAGCTCCGGGCCGTGCCCGTCGAGGTGGTGCAATGAGCGAGCTGACGATCGTGCAGGGGACCGATCAGAGCTATCCCCAGCAAATCACCATCGACGGCTCGACGCCGTCGACACAGTTTCTCAACACCGACACGCTCAGCGGCCGCGTGTGGCCCGGCGGTGGTCAGGCCACGCTGTTTACCCCGACCGTCACATGGATCGATGCGAGCACGGCCCAGTTTCTCATCACCATCACGGCCGCACAGAGCACGACGCTCGGCCCCGGCAAGTATTCGCTGCAAGCGCTGGCGACCCGTAGCGGCGTATCGATCGCGATCTTCGACGGCTCGCTCAAGGTCACCAGCGCACCGGGCTCGACGGCCGCACTGCCGGTCTACACGAGCTACGACGACCTCGTGCAGTACGCCGATTGGCTCGAGGACCTGCAAACCGAGCGTGACGGGTACGGCTTCCAGCGCGAGCAGGGCCGGGCACGGAGCTGGTTTGATGACATGCTGGTCGAGCGCTGGAAGTGGAATAGCTACGCCCCAATGACGGGCACACCCGGCTATGGCAGCTATTCACTCTACGGCGGTCGCGACCCGTTCCCATCGAAGTGGCTGAGAGACACGCTGGCCCTGAACACGCTCATCGTCCGTGACCAGGTCCGTGAGTGCCTGGCAAAGAAAGCGATCTCTTATATCTGCGCACGGCAGATCGGGAAGGGTGACAGCGCGCGCGACTACGGCCGGTTGGCGCGCTACTTCGCACGTGAGGCGGAAGAGATCGCCAAGACGCTGCGTGCGGAAATCGACATCAACGGCGACGAGTACGCGGACCTGGTCATCAACCTGGGAGCGAGCGACCTCCGATGATCAAGGGCCTCAATCTCCCCGACTCCCCGCGTACGGCCGTGTTCATTCTCCTCGCCGAGGTGATCCGCAACGACCCGCTCATCCGGAGCGTGTGCAAGGAAACCTCGCTCCGGTTCCTCGATGGAGATCCGCGCGAGAAGAACGAGCTCGGACTCGACCAGGCCCCCGCGATGCGATTCACGGTCAGCACGGGCCCCGATGAATGGTGGCAGCCCGAGAGCTTCAAGGGGCCGCTCGTCATCAACGTCGAGATGCTGGTGAAGGGCTTCAATCAGCTCGACGTGCAAAATCTGTGGTGGGCACTGGTGCGGGCAATCTACCCGAAAGACCAGGCCACCAAGCTCGCGATCCAGAAGCGTCTCGTGTCCGCCGGCGCAGAGACGGGGCAGTGTCGATTCACGCAGCCGGCATACGACCCGCAACAACTCCCCGCGTCGGGCGGCTTCCACGCCATGGGCCAGATCACACTGATGATCCGGCTGCCGCTCAATACGTAACCACACTCCCATGTCCAACGCTTCAGGCGTTCGCGAGTTCCTCCAGATCACGGAAGAGAACGCTTACAAGACTTTCAACGGAGCCGTCTCCCGCGGTACCAATCAGATCGCCATTGCCCTGCAAGAGGGCAACGCGTTCACGATGAGGCCGCGGCCGGTCAAGATCAACATCCCCTATGGCGGCGGACTCGCGGTCCGCAAGGCCACGGTCTCGGATAAAACCGAGCTCAAGGGCAAGCTCCGTACGCTGCTCACCTACAGCCAGGCGAGCCTGCTCCTGGGCGCTGGCTTGACCCGTATCAACGGCGCCCAGACGGCCCCCTGGACGACGACGGAGCCGATCGGCGACCTGGCCAGCTTCACCATCGATCACGGCATCTATCGCGACGACACTGGCGATTACAAGCGCACGCGGTACCTGGGCTGCAAGATCACGGGGGGATCGATCGAGGTGTCCGAGGATTCCGAGACCACCGTGCTCGATCTCGATATCGTCGGCAGCACGCCCCAGGGCAACACATTCGATTCGAGCTCGGACCCCGGCAGTTCGCCATTCCCGATCCCGGCCGACTCGGACTATGCGACCGATTACGTGCTGTTCAGCCATTCCGGCGGCAACCTCACGCTCAACAACGCCGCGTTCGCGGAGTACACGCGGCTGAAAGTGTCGTGGGAGAACGTGATCGACGCGAAGTACTTCGCGAACCGCTTCGTGCAAAAGGTGCGCTGCTACGGCCGCAAGCTGATGCTCGACAGCGATATCGTGCTGAGGGCCTCGCCCAACTTCCGCAGCTCGTATTACGAGCTCACGACAGCCCTGGACGAGACGAACCTGGTCTTCAACAACGGCACGCACAACATCACGCTCGACTTCTATACAAATGCGTTGATTGATTCGTTGGAAGACGACACTTCGCTCGAAAAGCTCTATGGCCGCAAGCTCCAACTGATCAGCGGCTACGACACCGGAAACACGGCCGACTTCGCGTTCAGCTACTCGTGAGGTTGAACCGTGGTCAGTGTCTACCAGTGGCGCGTCGATGGTATCGAGCCCGCCGAGGTGCGCTCCGCACCTCTGGCGGCTCGTCGCGCGTACTGGCAGACGGTTGTGGCGCTCGTCATGGAGGTCAAGGATCGCGAGCTCGCCGCGGGCCTTGATCGCCGCGGCCGGCCCATGCGTCAGATCAGCGTGAAGACGGCACTCGCCCGGCACCTCGATGTCAACCCTGTCACCGGCCAGCATCCCTATTCACCGATGGGGCGCGCTGAGACGACCGCTCCTCCATTGCAATCGACCGGCGCCCGGTCGCGTACACGGACGCTCTTGCGTGGCAAGGTCGATGGTAACGGCGCGGTGTTTTGGTGGGACGTGGACTCGCACACCGGCCAGGACTGGGGCCGGATCCTGGCACGCCATGCGCACGGCTTTCACCAGCGGTTCCAGGGCGGCATCGCCTATGTCCCTCCCCGCGACGTGTTTGGGATCTCACATTGGGGCCTGGCCGAGGTCAAGAAACGCGCGGCTGAGTGGTGGACCAACCTCGGCGCAGGTCTCGCCCGGCACGCACCACCGCCGACGGCGCGGAAAACGGCCAGCACTGTAGTCGGATACCACATTGAGGAGTACAAGCCGCACCACCTCGACTACCGCGTCCGAGAGACGAAGGCTACCGATGTCGCGCATCCGGGGGACTTCACGACGGGATGGAGGAAGGTCACACGCACGGCGACGACACCGGCACCGATTCCGCTCGCGACTCCGCAGCCGAAGCCTGCGCCCAAACCCAAACCCAAGCCAAAGCCCGCGCCGAAGACAAAGAAGCCAAAGACACCGCCTCCAATCCCGGCCCCGGTCGCACCGTCCGCGTCGAAGCTTCCGACGCAATTCACGGTCGCACCGAAAACGAAAGCGGAAGCGATCCAGCGGGCCGTCGAGTTCGCGGCAACGCACAAGGTGAAGATCGTGAGCGACGGTCATGCCGAGCTGGCCAAGGGCTATTCGCCGGCTCAGCTCGCACGCATACCGGCGGTCTATCGCGGGGGCGAGGAGACGATTTACCTCAACGAACGATCCGCATACTGGAACGATCCGGCGGCGCTCGTCGCGCGTAACCGGCAAGGGCCAAAGCCGTGGTGGTCAAGCGACAATCCGCATTCCGTGATCATCCACGAAGTCGGACACGCCTTGCATCACCGCGCGCTTGGGACCGCCTATGCGACCGATCCAGCGCTGCGTCGTCCCAGCGCACTGACGCGGACGGAAAAGCAGCTCATCATCGCGGAAGTCGGTGAATACGCCTCGACCAAGCCCGTCGAACTGGTGGCGGAAGTGTATAATGCCATGATGGCAGGACGTCAGTTCTCGAAGGCGATTATGGATCTCTACGCGAAATTCGGAGGGCCGCTCCCATGATCGTCGCTCAATGTGCTGACTGCAAACACCGCACTCCCGGCCAGGTCAACTCCCTGGAAGAGCTTGCGTGCGATGCCTTCCCGGACGGCATCCCGCAAGCGATCCTTGAGCTCGAACACGATCACACGCAACCCTACACCGGAGATCACGGTATCCGGTACGAGCCAAGGGACGGGATCGACGTTTGGGACAATTCAGCTTCGCGCTCGGCAAGCTAACGCGCGTTCGCGACCGCCTTGAGCGCCTCAAGAATCTCGACTTCTCACCCCTCATGTTGGAGTGGGAAGCGATCATGGAAGAGGACAACCGAACCGGCATCCTCGCCGGCCTCGATAAGGACGGCCGGCCGATGCTGCCGGTCACGTATCGGCCGACGAAGAAACCCCTCTTGCCGAACAAGCGTCAGACCAACAACGGCAACACGAGCGTCATGGGGTTCGGCCCCTCGTCTGCCGGGCTCAATAACAACCTCACCTATCGCGAGTATCGCCGGCTCGCCGGGCCTCCACTCGCGCCGCGGGGGGCCAGCTCGCGAGTCGTCACCAACCATGTGACGCGCTCGGGCCGACGCTCGGGCCGATGGTTTGCCGAGGCTGGGTGGGCCGACATCGTCGACACGCGGGGCAAGCCGTTTCTGAAGTATCTCCTCGAAGACCGCGACATCGCGGGCGTGCGTCCGACCGGCCGGCAGCTCGCGTGGGACGCACTTCACACATTCATCTGGCAGGTTTGGGACTGAAGCTATGGCCGACGAAGACGTTTATTCCCTTGTGCTCGACGTGAACGCGGCTCCGGTCGAGGCGGCAACCGCCAAGGTCGAACAGGCCGAGGCCGGAATCTACAAGTTCGCCAAGTCGGTTCAAACCTCGACCGACCAGGTCGGCGAATCCTTCAAGGATGCCGCGCGCGACGTCTATAAATTCGGCGACTCCGAGCAATTCCTCGATACGGTGCTCAGCGAGATCGAGACCTCGGCCAAGAGCACGACGGGCGCGATCAACAGCCTTGCGAGCGCTCAGCGTGGCGCGGCAAGCGCGACAACCGAAGCCTCAAAGGGCATGAAGAACGTCGGCCGGGCCGCTCTCGAAGCGTCGCGCGGCATCGAAGACTTGCAATATGGTTTTGGGGGCGTGGTCAACAATATCCCAAGTCTCGTCATGGCGTTCGGCGGCGGCGCGGGACTCACCGCTGTGATCTCACTCGCGGCGATCGGCGTAAACCAGCTCATCAACCATTGGGATGACCTTGCATCGCTCTGGGAGACACGGAACCCCGTACCCGAAGCGGCCGACAAGCTTGAGAATCTCAAGGACGCGATCGACTCCAATAACAAACAGCTCGACACGCTCAAAAAGAAGACATCCCTCTCCAACGCCGAGCTTGCGACGTTCAACGGGCTGGTCGCGGAGAATATCAAGCTCGAAAAAGAGCAGGACGAGGAACGCGCCAAACGCCAGCGGATCAAGCAAGCGCTTGACCAGCAGGGGCAGGAAGAAGGCGACCGCGGCAAGGATTTCCGGGAAGCCCTTGACGGAAGGGGCAAGGAGGTCCTGAACGCAATCGAGCAGGAATTTCGCCGGCAGGCCGAATCCTCGATCAAACGTGAACGCAGAGCGACCGATGAGCGAGTCAACAAACACGCGCTCTCCGGCGCTTCGACCGACGAACAGGCGGAGTTCGCCGAAGAGCAGGAGAGGAACTTCGCCGCATTCGTAAAGCAGGCGCGCGGCGATTGGAAGTCCGTCGCCGATGATCTGTTCGACCGCGCGCTACGGGGCGAGGAGACCGCCGCGAGACAGGTTCAACGAATGACCGAAGGTACGAATTCCCACGAATTCGCTCAGTTCGGCCAGCGCTTCGCGAAGCAAGTCGACGAACGCCGCAAGCGGCTTGCGGACGCAGCGGACAAGAAGCTTACCGATGAGCTCAACCGACAGGGCAAAGAGACCGAACAGGAAGCACTCGCCGCGCTGGCGCGACAGCATGGCCTCGAACGCACGCCCAAGACGGTTGAGGAATTCAACCGCGCCATGGAGGCAAAAGAGAAGAAGGCGGAAAAGGACTCGGAGAATGCGGCGAAGGACGAAAAGCACCGACAGGCTCAGCAGGAAAAACTAGAGCTCGAAGCACAGCGCCGAAAGATTGGCCGTGAGAATAACGCGGAGAATGCGGCGATCCAATCCAGCGGCGTCGACAAGATGGCCGAGGCGATGCTCGGACAGATCGGCGCGCAGGGTGGAATCCAGGACAACCAGGGCCGCGTTCGGCGCATGAATGAGGATCAGCAATTTGATTTCGTCCAGCGTCAGGTCGATCGCTGGCTGCATCGCCAAACCGGCGAAGATCAGTTCGGCCGAGCCGTGCACGCCAACGCCGGAATGGGGCCGGAGCAGACGATGGACCTGGCCATGCGCATCACGGCGCTGGCGAGGCTTCAGCTCGAACAGGACATGATCGGACAGAGCGGCCAGGGACTCACTCAGCAGCAAGCGGCGGCGAATGCGGTCAATCGCCCGGCCGCTCGGAAGCCGGCCCCAAAGAAAGCTGCCAATCACGGATTCCGCTCGGTGGCACCGGAAGCGCCTGAGATGACCGCGGCCAATCCTGCGGCCTCTGTCCCGGCCCGGCGCGAGCCCGAAGATCCCGCGCTCAACGTCGCCCGTCAGAACCTGGGCGGCCAGCAGCAGCTCGCCCAGCTCGCGACCCAGCACGACGCCGAGCTGGCCCGGCTCACACGACAGCAAGCAGTGCAGGCCCGGCAGATCCAATCCCTGAGATCCAGCAGCGCGCAACGCCAGCGGACCAACCTCAATAGCGGACCTATCCAGTGAGCCAGGGCACCTACAACCTCTACATCGACGGCACGCTCATCGATCGCGCCGCGACCAATTGCGAGCTGCTGAGCGCGACCCTCTACAGCCGCGGCGGAATCCCCTCGCTCAGCTTTCGGCGCAAGGGCTACGTGCTCGTCTCTCAGCCCGACCCCTGGGACGCTCAGCCCGTCCGGCTCACGCGCGTCGACCCGGATACCCTGGTCGAGACCACGATCTTCTCAGGCGACACCTGCACCGGCCGGCTCCAGTACTCGCCCGCGTCGAGCTGGGTCCGCACCTGGCAATGCCTGGGCCTGCGCAACCGGGCCGACTGGATCCCCGTCACCGACTCCAACACTCAGACCGACATTTCGCTCTGGAATCTTCCCGGCGACGATCCCCTGGTGATCCCCTCGAGGGAAGGCCGGACCGTGGGGCAGATCGTCGCCGACGTGCTCGAACAACCGGCGAACAAGGCCGCACTGATCAGCTACGGCATCGGTAACTACACGAGCCCCAGCGGTTCCGGAGCCGAGGCCACGGTCACGATCAGCGGCGGCGCGATCACCGCAGTCACGATCGACAACGGCGGCTCAGGCTACGCCGCGGCCCCGACGATCTTCGTCGCCGGCGGCGGTGGCAGTGGGGCCGTGCTCACGCCCACGATCAGCGGCGGCGCGATCACGGCGATTGCGATCACCAACGGCGGCTCAGGCTACATCACGACACCGACGATCGTATTCTCGACGCTCCCGGCCGTGACGATCGCGGACCTCGATACTCTGTTCTTGATCCCACCCTATCGCATCACCATCGCGGGGGAACGACTCCTACAGGCGATCGACTCGACGGTCAGCAATGCGCATCCGAATCACGTGATGCACATCGACCCAGCGGGCAACATCCGGTTCCTCGATCAGCGCACGTTCGCCGCGACGACGCTGCAAATGGACGGCACAGACCCGCGTGTCGGCCAGTGCGAGCTGTCGATCGACTGGAATGATTGCTATTCCCAGGTCGAGATTCGCGGTACCACCATGACGCGCGGGGTCAACGTCGGCGTAGTGCCGGCCCCCGGCTCGAACCGCACCGACAACGGCCTGGCCGAGGACTTCGCGCACGATGGCCTCACCAACGCCCAGGCCATCGCGCTCTGGCTTCCGGCTGATTTCTCCGCACCGAATCAGCCGAGCGGCGGCGCAACCGCTATCGCGAACACGGCCGGCGGCAAGGTGGTCTCGCTGACGATCACCAACGGCGGCTATGGCTACTCGGCTCCCCCCGCCGTGCTCATCAGCGGCGGAAGCGGATCGGGAGCGACCGCAACCGCGACGGTGACGGGCGGAGCGGTCACCAACCTCAATGTCACGGGCCAGGGCAGCGGCTACACCTCGATTCCCAAGGTCACGATCGCCACGCCGGGCGGCTCAGGACAGACCGACGTTGGCACCTGCACCTGCACCGACACGACACACATCGTCGTGACGAGCTCCAACGGCGCAGTGAGCTGGGCAGCCGACTACTGGGATCAGACCGACAACGGCCGGCATGGGATGCTCATCCTCAGCTCGGACACCTTCACCGACATCGACCAGTTTTTCCAGGCGCGCGTGATCGCCAACACATCGTTGAGTGCGGGCGGAACGTGCACGCTCACGCTCGATACGCCGCTCCCGAACCTCACCTACAACAGCTACCAGCTCTTCGGCCTCGGCGGTGGGGCGAGCGTGGTCTGGCGGCGGTACAAGGTCACCAACGCGACGTATGCGGCAACGCTTCAAAGCCAGTTCCCTTATCCGTTCGCGATGAAAAATTCGGACGGCACGAGCGCCACCCTCACCAGCACGCCCACCGCGAATATCTACTATCAGGGCCAGTCCGCACCGATGGGGTTTGCGGTCGATCCCGACGCGGGCACGATTACCTTGTACAAGCCCGCCGCGCTGGTCTTCGGCGGCGGTACCATCGCGACCCCGCCGGACGACGTGCAAGCCTTCCTCGCCGTTGCTGTGGGCGTACTACAAGCCTTCGCGCCGAGCAGCTCGACGTATTCCGGAACGGCACATTCCACGTATGGGATCCAGCGGCGCAAGACGATCACGCTCCGCGATTGGTCCGACTACAGCAATCAGAGCAACATGAACCTCTATGCGTCCGAGTATCTGGACGCGATCAAGGATGTGTTTATCGAGGGCACGGTTCCCTACTACGGAGAATTGTCCTGGGCGCTCACGTTCGGCGCGAGTCTCAACCTCACCGGCAACGGCTACACAACCGGCTTTGAGACGATGGCCGTGCCGATCGTGCAGCTCGACATGGAGTTCCACGAAGACGCCGAGGGGGCCACGTCGTTCACGAGCACGCTGCACATCTCGAACCGCCGGTCTCCCTACTCGGCCGATCTCTTCCTGAGACCCAACATCCCCATTGGCGGCTCGATGATCGGCCAGGAAGACTTCGTCGGCAACGACGCGTTTAGCGCGATGGGCACCGGCTACGGGGCCACGATGGGCGCGCTCGAGGGTATCCAGGCGGCCGCCCAATCGGGCTCACTCCCAGGCGACCCGTCGACGATCCCGACCAATCCGGGCGCCTACCTCCCGAGCCAGGCCGACTTCGAGAGCCTGGGAATCGACGTGACGGGCGGATACGGAGGCGGGCAGACTCCCGCCGCGGCGCCGAGGCAGACCGCGGCCCCGGATCCCGGCCTCAACCGACTGCTCGACGATCCCGCGATGCTCGCGACCGGAGACATTGCAGGCGAGCACATGAAGCAAATCCTCGCAGACATCGGGGGAGACTGATCGATGGACCCACTACAGCCGAGGCTGGAAGGTTGCGAACGACGCGCGGAGATGATCCTGCTCTACATCAAGCAGCTCCGCGACTACATCCGGTCGCTTGAGGAGCAGCTTCGCCGCGCCCAAGGGGGCACGTGATGCTCAGCGAGCGGAGAATCGCGGGAGTGGAACGCCGGCTCGAGCTCGCGCTTGAGCAGCTGCGCGATCTGCAAGTGTATGCCATCGGCGTGAGGCAGGGGGTGGGGCACGTCTGGGGCTATGGCGACGGGCCAGGCCCACCGGGACCGGGATCCGGGCTGAGTGATCTGTTCATCGCCTACACCTGGGCACAATCGCAGAAAGACCTGGACAGCAATACGAAGTTCCTGGGCGAGACGGTGGGCTATGGCTACAACGGCGCCCACCCCTATCTCAATTGGAGCGGCGATGACACCGGGACCGGCGGCACCGAATGGGTGCGGGTGCTCCTCAACAAATCCTGGCTCGACGGCCAGTGGAGCGACCATGTGCAGGTTACCGGCGGGGCGGACTGGTATACGCCTTCGCACGGATCCGGGCCGGCGGTGATGACGATCGCCACCGAGGATGTCACCACCGGCGCCGTGCACGTGCTCTTCACACTCGATATCAATCCGGGCCAGGAAATCACGGGCTCCACGTCGACCGCCGCGACGATCGACATCACGTTCGTCGATGGCGTGATGGGCGTCACGCTGGAATGACCCTCATTCACGGCTTGATTAGCGGATACCCCGGCTTGACCCGCCGGATCAAATCTCGATCGTCCATCACCTCAACCGGGGTCGCACCTTGCGGATCCCATCGCAATATCGTGCTCTGACTGCGAGCTCATCGACCGATCGGCATACGCGCCTGTCGCGCAGCCGCATCCTGGAAGTCCTTGGGATCGTACGGCACACCCCACCGCACCTCGGGACCCTTGACCTCGATCGTCCCCCACGGGGCCAGCCCAGAGATCCAGGCCATCGCGAGCTGGATCCAGAAACCGGCCGCACTCAGGTACAACACGCACGTGAGCAGGAAGGCTATCCAGCGTCTGAGCTGAGAGGACTGTCGACCGATACCCGTGGAAACCATTGAGTGACCCTCACGATTGTAGAAAATAGGTAAGTCTGATACGGTGACATCACTGGGGCCGGATCAGGGACGAGGCTTCCGGACCGAGCGACGTCGTCGGCAGGGTTATGCATGGCCCCGCCGGCGGCGTTTCTGCGCGCGGTCAGTCAGTGGCCGAGCTGCCTCACCGCACGCACGGCGAGACGGCCCAGCTCGGTCAGCCGGTAGGTCCCCGACTTCGAATAGCTCTCGACCAGGTCGACGCTGGCGAACTCGGCGAGGCACATCACCACCTCGCGTTCAGTGAGGTCCGACTCGAGCGCGCAGATCTCCCGCGCGCTCGAGGGTCGGACGGCTACCCGACGTAGCACCTTGAGCGCTTCGGGGCAGGCCAGGGCGGATAGCACACTGGCGGTTTGCCAGAGCTGCTCGTCCTGCTCGGGGGGTGGGTCGGTTCGTTGCAGAGACACAGTGCACCTCCTGGCCGCGTTAAACGGCCTGTGAGCGTTTGGCGGATTTCGGGGTCCGTTCCTTCGACGGCGACCCTTCCGGCTCGTCCTGGGGCACGTCAGGCCCCCGGTCGGGCCGTCCCGGCGGCTCGATCACTTCGACGGGGGGCGGGGCGACTTCAGCCCGAGCCGATGGCGTGAACATCAACGCCGGGCTCGTCCGGGCCAGCTCGGCGGTCAGGGGCACCGGTTTAAGCTTGGTACCGCGGGGGTACTGCGTCCGGAGATACTCGAGCGCGTCCTTTTCGGAGTCGGCGCAAAGCACATAGGGCGGCGTCAGGACACGCGGGGCCACGATCGCGAAGACGGGCCGGGACCCATAGAACGCCGTGCTCTTGCCATTGGCTCCGAGCCATTGGAGATCGGCGACGGACGGGAAAGCCCGCTTGGGCGCTCGAGGTGGCTTGGCTGGGGGATGCAGCTTGCGGTAGCTGCCGAGTGCCGCTCGGATTGCCGTCACTTCCTCGGCCGAGAATTCGAGCGGGGTGAAATCGTCGATAGCGCTCAGCTCGCCGACTGTCATGATTTCGCAGTCGAGCACAAACTTGAGCGTCTGGTCGGGCAAGCCGTGCTCGATCAGTCTCGACACCGGGGCCGTCCAGGGGTCCCGATCGTCGGGCACGGCCGGCTTGACCAGCGTGTCCGGTCGCTTGGGCTTGCGTGGCTTTGCAGGGGGGTCGACATGACCGTTGCCGTGACCATTAGCCTCGATCGCCGCGATGAGCGGCTGCCGACGCTCCCAGCTCGTCACATCCTCGCCCAGCACGATCGGGATTTCCCCGCTCAGCACCTTGGCCCGGATCTTCGACAGGGCCGACGCGTCCGACACAATCCCGTTGTGCACGTCCCTCAGTGCAGCATGATCGAAGTGCGCAGCCAGCGCCTCCAGTCGGGTCGCGATCCGGCAGACGTCGAGATACAGCGCTTCGAGCAAAGCGCCGGCGCGTCGCTGGGTCATCATCACGGGCCCCGGCTCGTCTTCGGGGCCGTTCGGGGGTTTGGTGGGCTTCATGCTCTCACCTCCCGTCCGAGGTAGTCGCCAACGCGCCGATAGACCAGCTCGGCCTCGGTCCGGTTGAGACCCTTTCGCAAGAGGCTGCGCGCGGGCTCGTACTGGCCATGGCGGAACGTGCGGGCAATGTCGGCGATAGTCTCGAACCCGAGCCCTCTCAGTTTGATCGCCAGCTCCGAGTCGAGATTCAACGCTCCGAGGTCGGCCTGAGATACCCCCAGTCCGGCCGGTAGTGATGTGCTGCGCATGGGTGTCGCTCCAAGGGTGTGATGGTCGATAGGTGATGTGGAGTTGAGAGGGAAACACACTGACAGCGAAGGAGCGTGTCATGAGCGATCCGGATGGGAGGAGACCGAGGCGAGTAAGGACTGAGGCGAGCGAGACACAAGAGCCCCCTGCCCTCAGCGATCCGTCTCCGGATGGGACTGAGACACTGGCGGTCGATCCCACGGAGACTCAGGCGAACGAGATGAGGAAGCGGCCAAGGGCCAAGAAGCCAGAGCTTCCGACCGTCCAGGCGAAGGTGGGAGCGAAGATGAAGGTGTCGGTGTGGCTGCCGGCCAAGGTCGTATGGCAGCTCAGACACCACATGGCCGATCAACCCGGTGTCACGGAAGGACAGGTGATCGCGCCCTTGCTCGAACAATACCTCGGTGGGTTCGACTATCCGAAGCGGCCGGATTGGTTGCTGGCGATCCTGAAAGGTGAGAACCCCGTACAAGATACATCGGCAGCTTAGGGGCTCTGGGTTGAGTAGTTGGTTGAAACTTTTCCAGTCACGTAAACTATTCACCCCTCTCGATATGTGTCCCCTGCCCCGGTGATCGGGGCAGGGGAGGGGAGAGAGCGTCAGGCTCGCGGTTCGAACCCGACCCCCTGAATCAGCTCGCGGACACGAGCCGGGCGGCCGGCATGCAGATAGCCCTCTGTCGTCCGCAGGCTGGCGTGTCCCATGACTTGCTGCACGACCCAAGAGGGTAGATTCCACTCCGTCAGCGCGAAGGTGCCGAACGCATGCCGCAAGCTGTGGAACGTGACATGCTCGATCCCCACTTCGCGGGCCGCAGCCTGTAGCCGTCCGAGCGGCCTCCCGGCGTGCGAACCTCCATCCCACGGCCCGACGCGCTTGATGCCGGGAAAGAGCCACGTCGGCCCGGCGAGCGGCCTCCAATCGCGGAGCACGGCCGAGAGTACGGCGGGCAGCGGAATGACTCTCGCGGACCCCAGCGTCTTGGTCCGCTTCCGCTTCTGACGCAGCGGATCTACCGCGAACGTCTCGCATGGCTCGTCGAGGTCGCTCAGATGGGCGTAGGTTGCCTCTCTGAGCCTCGGCCCGACGTACGTCGCGAGCCATGCCAGGGCGCTCAGTCGTCGCCCCTCCCAGTCCGTCTTCGCGGCCAGGTGGGCGAGCAGCTCCGCGGCCTGGTCGTACGTCGGCGGGACGTTCTTCCGCATCGGGGTCGCCGGCAGCCGGACGCGACGCCAGGACGGATGGCGCTCGAGGTACCCCTCCTCTATCGCGTAGGTGCAGATGGCCTGGGCGGCAGATAGATAGCCGTTGATCGTGTTGTGATTCGTCGTGACGTTGACCTTCAACCAGGTCACGTAATCGGTCATCAGACCGGTCGTCAGATCGGCCGTCGACTTGCAGCCGAGTCCCCCGAGCTGGCGGAGCACCATCGTCACCCGGTTGAGGGTGGCGGGTGAATATCGGTAGCCTGAGTAGATCTTGACGACTGACGGCACAAACTTCGCGTAAGGCACGGGCTTCATATCCAAGTCTCCTTGTGGAAAGCGTACCACTGGGGGGACTTGAATTATGAGACTCAGACGACGAAACTATGAATAACGTAAGTACGTTACGACCCATCAACCTTGAATCAGATGATTCGCAATGCTGAGGTTGAGGGTTCGATCCCCTTCCGCTCCAATGCGGGGTTAAGGCCCCGCTAATCGCCTTGCGTGGCCCCCTCGCTGACTGTACCTTGGTATATGGAGCGGGTTGGTCGGGCATGGCGGTCCTTTCTGGATTCACCGGCCTTCGGGGGAACTTGACCGGGACCCGAAGGCCGGTCTTTTTTCGCGCGCACGCATTCGGCTCAGAGCGCGCACGCATTCTTCGAAAAAAGGTCGAATTCGTGCGCTCGAAAGCGTTGTGACGAAAGGGGTTAACAGCGCGCACGAATTCCAAAGTTGGCCACGCGCCCGCGTGCGTGCGCCCGCACGCGTAGCAAAGTGGCGAATTCGTGCGCGCTGTTAAAGTCATGTCCCGTAAGGGGTTCGAGCGCACGAATTCGCCGTATTTTCGGAGAATGCGTGCGCGCTCCGCAAAGTCGCCCGTGCGCGTCGCAACGTGCATAAGCGGCAAGGATTTGCGGATCGACATGACCATTACTCGTCTCCCTCCGCGTGCGCGCTCTGCGCATCATAAATTCCCAGGTCGGGACGGAGACGCAGTTGCTTCGTGTGGCCGTCGCCCGTGTCGCGCATCTGGATCGACCCGTTCATGCGTTTGAGGACGCGGTGAACGGTCCCACGGGACGCCTTGTACTCATCCTTGGCTTCCGACTCGATGTCGGGGAGATCGACCCAGATACCCCCCTCCAGGCGTGCTTCGATCATTCGCCTCACCCTGGCGCCCTTGTCGTCCTTGGGTCCCGGTTTCCCGTCCCCCTCGGTGAGGAGCTTGAACAGCCGCCGGTTCACCTCCTCGGCACTCATGGGCACCGGTTCCGGGTCCCAGCAAAGTCGCCCGCCGGTGTAGCCGACTGCGAGGCCGGTCATGACCGCGTCATCGGGGTTCTTCTTGATCAGGCTCATGAGGCGGCGCCTGGGGTCGCGTGGGTCCGGAGAGAAGAACCAAACCATGCGCGACTTGTTCACGAAAGCGGCGGCGCCCTGAATCCTGGCTTGAATGCTGGCGCTCATCTGTTTGGTCAGGTGAGCCACCATCACGATCGCGAGCTCCAGTTCGTCGGCCAGCTTCACCAACGGCGTGAGCAGACGTTGCACTTCGTCGTCTTTGTGGGAATCGGCCCCATGGAGATAGGCTCCGATGGGGTCGATCATCACAAGCCGGACGTCGCCGAGCTCGCGTACGAAGTCGGTCAGAACGGGGATGTCTCGAGCGAGCGAGAATTGCTCCTCAACGTCCGGACCGGCATCGATCGCGTCCAGGATGTGCACCATCCGCGTGTCGGCGCCGAAGCGGTCATAGCGCGGCCGGATGTCAGTGGCGGCGTTCTCCTCGGCACTGAGGATCACGACACGTCCCGTCTCCACTGGCTCATCGGGGCGGTCGGGCCAGCATCCGCCCGTCGTGACGGTGGCGGCGAGCATGCCCGTCAGAGTTGACTTGCCCGCGCCTCCATCGCCGGCAATCAGGGAGATTGTCCGCAACGGGATTCGGCCTTGCCAAAGCCATTCGTATTCCTCGGATTCGACATCGGCCAGGCAGCGCGACTTGACCCGGCGTTTATACCGGGCCTCCTCTCGAATCCGCTCTTCCGCAGCGCGTGTCGGGTTGCCCTGAACGGGCGGGTTCGGCTTGCGTTGGCGCTTCGACTGAGGGGGCTCCTCGTCGCGAAGGATGCCGGCCTCCATCAGCTTCACTCGGATCTGCATCCGGTAAAGCGCGGTGCCTTGCTTGTGCTCCAGGTCGTAGAGCAGCGCGGCGATTTCGTCTCTTGTCAGCTCGGGAGAATGGCTCAACGGTCACCCCCCCCCAGCGTGATCTGGATCGAAACGCCGTCGGTCCACTCGAACCGGCTGAAATATCCGCCGGCCCAGAGGGCGCCGAGAGCGAGACGAAGGGAGCGTCGCGTGAGCTCCAGTGCGTTGGCGAGGTCTTCCTCGGCCATGATGACCACGCCGTCCTCATCGGCCAGGCCGACGAGCATCGCGGCGATCACCGCCTTTTCGGTGGAGTCGAGTCGTCGGTCTTTCATGATCCGTTTCAACGTGGTGATGGGAAGCGGTCGGGCCTCCGCGCGTGCCTTGGCGATCAACGGGCACCTCCTTCTCGGCGCTCGAAGTCGGGCAGCTCGCGGGACGGGACGTAGCGGTACTGATCGGTCCAGGCCGGCCAGTGAACGGCGGGGCACTCGGGAGGCAGGGTGTTGAGTTGAGTGCCGGTGTTGGGGTAGGATGTGCGTCGCGATTGCTGGCTGCGCGCACGCGGGCTCGCCGGCCCGCCAGGGGCGTGTTTCACGGACATCGGAAGTTCCTTTCTGGATTGGCCGATCGGTGCGGGAACTTGACCGGGACCCGCCGACAGGCATTTCCAAGGGGCAAGTCTAGCGGTTAAGCGGTCATCTCACAACGGCATCGATCTGGGTCCCTCCATCACCGCCGGATCCCTCCGAGCCGACAGCCAACATCGCGTCCAGGCAGTCGAGCGCGAGCTTCCAACCAGCGGCCTCAGCGGCCCAACCAGCGGCCCAACCAGCGGCCTCAGCGGCCCGACCAGCGGCCCGACCAGCGGCCTCAGCGGCCCAACCAGCGGCCCAACCAGCGGCCTCAGCGGCCCAACC